AAGTCTTGCGTTTTTTGAATCTTCTGTAAGTGAAAGGATAGTTGTTGCACCTAATTGGTTTAATGCTCCATTACAAATGTCTACTGTTGATGCCATACTACTTCCTTATAATATACTTGCGTCTTATTTGTCTATCTTTTTCTAACGCAAATATTTCTTCTTCTGTTCTCTCTTGTTTAGTATCAAAACCATAATGATATTTAGTATCATGTTTAAATCTATCTACTAACACATACCTATATACATAATTGTCTTTTTTAAAATGTAATACAGGTTTTAAATCTTGTATTTTTTTCATGCACTCTAGGCGGGTTCCACTCTCGCTTTCCCCGCCTAAAATTTTGTCTATTAGTCTACAACGTAGCTAATGTTCCAAGCTAATGTACCAGCAGTACCACCAGTTGCAGCAAAAGTAACTGCAATATAGAAGTATCCTCCCGGATCTGTTGTATCACCAGCTAATTCCCACATCTTTTTTCTTGATGTGTCTATATTAGCTGCTTCAAAACGAACATCTGCTAAAGCGGCATCATCAGCAACTGTAGTAGCAAAAACATCTTCGTCTTTAACTACTCCAGCAGAAGTATAGATACCAACATTGTATGTACACGAACCACCTAAATCATCTGCACCAACAAAAAGTTGTGGCACAGCAGCATTTGATGGAATAGGTGCTAACATAACAATATCATTGTCTGTGCTATCTCCTGCTGCAAGTTCAACTGAACCATGAGCTGTTCTTAAAACACCAGCTAATTCAGCGGCACTATTTGCAACTTGAGGACTAGCTTCAAAGTTAGCTACCAAGTCTGTATTTTTAGTTGTCATATATATCTCCTATTATGCTTCTGTACAAGTTATTCCAATGACTTTTTCTTTTTCCATTCTAGTAGCACCAATGCTCATGCAGTAGTAAACTTGAGTAGCATACGATTTGTCTGCTCTTTCGTCTATTCTTGCTGAAACATCTTTACCAATTCCTAGAGTGATACCATCTTGTGCGAAGGCTATGCAAGTTCTGTCATTACCAGTCTTTGCAAGTCTATTGGAAACTGTAAATTTGAAGCCAAGAAAAGTATCAATTTCGCCTTGGACCAATGCCTTGACTGTATTGAAATCTGAACTTGTAACTTCGGTTACATTTAAAAGATTATTGATCTGCTCCGGAGACACTACAATGTGTCTTGGGATTGAAGGATCAACACTAGCTAAATCAAACTTTTCTTTAGCTTTCGCTAATTTAGGAATGTTTAAGCCTGTAGTTGAGCCAACACTAGCTGCGATTGCAGTTTGTGCAGTTTCAGTACCAGAACCAGTTTCGCCTGTTGAAGCACTACCAGTTGCAGCAGCAATAATCACATCATCCATTGCTCTACCCATTGCCATAGCAGCGGCTTGTGCATAAGATGAAGTAGGGTCTATTAAAAGACGTACTTTGTCTTGTTGATCAATAAGATCAGCAAACTCATAATCTGCAAGAGCTACTCTTCGTCTTGAGTGAGGAGTATCTATTTGCGGAGTATCAGAGTGTCTACTAGTTTTTAACTGAGCAGTTACTGAACCTACTTGGTCAAAGAAGGCTTGTTTTCCAACAACACTTTCTTGTCTGACTTTGTCTCTTAATAATGATCCCATTTGTTGAGATAACATTTGTATGTTAGCAGAATACTGCTGTACAAATGCTGTAGTTATATTTGTTGACATAATTGTCTCTCCATTATTATTGTTATTATTATAAAATCAGAAAGGTTATCCACTCACATGAGTAGGCAATTCTTGGATTTAAACTCTTTTAGAGTAGAAGTCTATTCCTTCTTGCCAGTAAGGTTCTTACGAATTTTCTTACTTATTATCCAATTATAATATTTTTCTGCAGTTGGCAAGGGATCATTTTTTTGTTCATTAGAACCAACCTCCTTAACCAACCGCAATATTTCTAATCGAATCTCTTGATCATTAAGATTATTTATCTGCATGTAACATCTCTCTTAATGTATAAACTTGTTGTACTACTTTATCGTGATCTGGATGTTGTTTATTCCAATAAGGTCCATCAGTATCATTTGTAATAGTTGATATTTCAGTTTCAATATCAGCAACTGTATTTACATTTTCACTTTCAGTTGCAACAATTTTATCTTCTGACATCATCTCTGCTATCTTTGCAAAGCCTTTTATTATTTCTGGATGATCACCAAGTCTTATTCCATTTGATAAAGTCATATCTAAAACTTCTGGATTAATATTTGCTTTAGCTAATGCACCAGCTTGTTTTACTTTACCTTCAAAGTCTCTACCCCATTCTTGTCTTAACTCTTGTTCAGAATTAGCTTGTGCGGTTTGAGTATCTATCTTTGCTTGTTGTGCAGAGCCTTCCATATTATTTTTATAAAAATCTAATATACCTGCTGCTTGTTTATTATTTAATCCCAACTTGTGTGATTGTTCTGCAAAAGATTTAATTGCACCTTCATCCATAGTAACTACATCTGACTTAACATCAAAACTATATTTGTCTGGAGATTCTGGTCTACCTAGTTTTGTATATGCTTCTTGCCAAGTTTCTTCTGTAGAATTTTTTGTAGGTATAACTATTTTATCTTGACCAATCATTTTAGTTGCATTGATATAAGATTTTGCTAACGCATCTATCTCAGTAAATTTTTCTATACTAGGATCATTTCTATAATCTTCACTAATAGAATCTTTCCAAGATGATGTTGTTTGTGCAGCGGGAGTTGTTGTTGGTGTTGTTGGTTGTACTGTTTCTGTAGTCGTTGTTTCTACAGGCACAGTTTCCTGTGTTATCTGTTCATTTGACATTTTTATTTTTCCTTATCTTTTCGTAGCATTGATTTAATAAATAGAATGACACTACGTTGTCCTTCCATGTATGCACTTTCATGGCTATCACCTTTTACATTGGTGGTAGAATGATAATGACATCTTTTTTCAAGGTCAGATAAAACTTCTTTACCTTCATCTGTATTGAATATGTATTTATAATTTTTTTTTAATCCCTCTATAAATTTTTCTAGTTGTTTATCTTGTGTCATATTATTCCACTTCTGAATTAACTAAAGCCTTTGCTTCTTCTGGCAATGCTTTTGCTAGTGGTGCTATATCTCCTCCGGCTTGTGCAACTTGTTGCATCTGTGCCATTTGTTGTTGTTGTTCAGCTTGTGCTGCGGATTGTTCTCTTTCTGCATTTACTTGGTTTTGTGATTTTAATATTTTTTGTGGTACACCAACAATGTCTGCTAAGTGTTTAACTAAATTATCAAAATTAACATAATCAAATACTGGTGCTACATTTGCAAGACTACCTAATATTTCTATAGCTCTCATAATAGATTGTAGCTCAGAAGATTTTTGTGCTTTAGCTAAAGGAGAAACATATTCTATTTCTATGTCTCTACCAGATAAAAAGTCTGGTGCTTGTGGTAACATATTGTTTCTAAGTAATATTGCAAACACTCTATCAATTAATGGTTTTAATAATTCTGATTGTAGTCTGCCAAGGACAGGACCTAGTAGTCTCATCTTTTCTTCGTTACGTTGGATAACTTCTGTTGCTGTCATTTGCGGACCATCTTGCATCATAAGTTGATTAACATAAAACACAGCTCTAATACTGTCTCTTCTTTGTTGCTCCATGTTTAAACCTAGTGGATTGTTTGCACCAATGTTTAATGGTTCTATTCTATCTCTTGTACCACTTCTGTAAAAGTTTAATCCACCGGGTACAGTTCTTACAGGAAGTAAGAAGCCATCATCCGGAACTAATAGTGGTGGGTCAACTTGTTTCTGTGCAGCCTTGATTGTAGTTTTTGACATTTCATTTAGCATCTTAACATCTGGTAGTGCTGTCATTGCAGGTGATCTACCATAAATTTCATTTGATGCTTTTAAATATCTAGGTACTACGAAAGGGAACTCTTTAAATCCACCAACAGATAATTCATTACCATTTTTATATTCTAGGTAAACAGATTCAAATGGCATATTACCTTTATCTTTTTTCTTAGGATTAAAATCTGATCTTGGATAAACTGCGTGTAATATTTCTACTTCTTGGTATGGATCTTTTTTAAATATACCTTTAATATCCATTGATGTTGTATCACCAAATTTTTGTACTGCAGCTCTAGCACTTAAATGAAATCTTCTAAATATTGTATCTATTCTACCTTTATCATTTTCTGCAATATAAACTTCATCAATATGTCTTGTTGAAAATTTTATAATGTCATCATCATCTTCTTCAATAAACATTGCTGCTGTACCAAATGTAATTAAGTCATGGTACAATTCAAATATTTCTTGTTGAAAGTTTGATCTATTGAAAGCTGTGTACATTGCATCTGTAGATGCTT